GCCGAGTTGAACGCCGCCGGGACCGCCGTGCCCCACCCGGCGACGTAGGTGATGTTCACCTGCGGCAGCCACTGGAAGAACGGGCCGTAGAACGGCAGGCCCAGCTTCCGGCGCACCGTCCCGGCGTTGGTGTCGATGTCCAGCCCGGCGGAGATGTCGATCGCCCCGCCGGAGGCCGAGGTGACCGATACCACCGAGACGAGGGGCCGCTGGCGGACCAGGATCACCGTCTGATTGGCCTGCATCTCGGCGCGCTCGGTGATCTGCCGGTTCACCAGCGGGCCGCCGGTGTACCGCTCGAGCTCCGATTCGATGGTGGCGATCCAGCTCGCGATCTCGGTGTCGCTGGTGGTCGTGGTGATGTTCAGCTGGTCCTTGGCGTCCTGCAGGGACAGGACCGCGGTCTCGAACGGGTCGAACACATCGAAATCGCCGAAGCTGACCCCGGCGCCGGTGCCCGTGGATGTCCACGTGTACTGGTAGTGCCCGGCCGCTGTCAGGTCGGTGGCGGCGATGTCCTGGTGGTACAGGCCGGTCCCGTCGTTCGTGGGGCTGGCGTAGGTGCCGGTTGTGGTCATGGTGCCGTCGGCTGCGGCGATCTTCACCAGGAGGGTCAGTGCTCCCGGGTTGACCAGCGTGCCGGTGACGTCGCGGACTGTTGTGGACAGGCGCAGCGGCTGGCCCAGCGGGTATCTAGCCACCTGGCCCTCCCAGTCTCGTGTCAGACGCCGTCAGGACGCCGCCGCTGCCGCCAGCCGCCGTTGCCGTGGTGAGCGCAGCCAGCGGCACGTCCGCGGCTGTGAGCGCGCCGAGCGTGAACGGCGGCACGAACACGGGTGCGCCCGTGTTCCCGGCGGTGCGGCCGCCGCGGGGACGGTGGGGAATGCGGGACCGGACCGGGCGCTGCAGCGGGTAGACCCGCGGGCCAAGCTGGCCGGAGGTGCCGTCATTGCCGGTGCACCGGCCAGACCGGTAGGGACCTGGCCGGAACGGCGCCACCGGGCCGCGCAGCGGGGTGAGCGGCGGCCCGGCCTGGTGGCGGATGCCGCGGCTGCCCGCGCACCGGCCCCGCGGTGGTGGCTGCGGGCGGGTGCGGACCGGCCCGTGCAGCGGGTACACCGGCGGCCCTGCGTTCGGGATGACGCTGGTGAACGTGCCCGCGCTGCCGCGGCAGCGGCCACCGGGCAGCCGCGACGGCCGTCGCGCGCACACCGGGCCGTGGAGCGGGTACACCGGCGGCCCGGCCTGGGCGAAGGTGCCGCGGTTAGAGGCGGCGTGCCCGCGCGGTGGCGGCTGCGGCCGGTTCCTGACCGGGCCGTGGAGCGGGTACACCGGGGGGCCCGATTGCGGGACCGTGGACGTGAACGTCCCTGTGCGGCCCTGTGCCCGCCCCCGGGGCGGCGGCTGGGACCTCGTGCGGACTGGCCCGTGCAGCGGGTAGACGGGTGGCCCGGCGTAGAACAGGGGCAGCGCCACCATCGTCGCGGTGCGCCCGGGGCGCAGCGGCTGCGGTCGGGACCGGACCGGGCCGCGCAGCGGGTACACCGGCGGCCCGGCCTGGGCGAACGCACCGGCTCTGCTGCTGCTGCGGCCACGCGGCGGCAGGCCCCGGCCCTTCGGCGCCACCGGGCCGCGCAGCGGGGTGAGCGGCGGCCCGGCCTGGGCGGACGTGCCGCGGCTGATGCCGGTGACGCGGCCCTTAAGGAACGGGCCCGGTGCACGGCGGCCCAGCCCGGCGGGACCGTCCAGGGGGTACACCGGCGGCCCGGCCTGCGGCGCCGTTACCGCCGCGGCGCCCGGCAGCAGCACCTGGCGGTGATGGAACTGGCGCAGCCACGTCTGGCCCGGCTGGGCCGCTGCGGGGGCACCGCCGCTGGGGGCCGCCAGGAGCTCCACCGCGATGACAGCCCACGGGTCACCCGCCGCGGTCAGGCCCCACGACATCGTGACCGTGCCGGGGCCCGGCGAGGTGGCCCCCGCGTTGTTGCCCGCCCCGTCGCCGTTCGGGCCCCTCAGGTTCTCCAGGTACCGGGAGGTCGCCGGGGACGTTGTTGAGGCGATCGTGTCGCCGGACAGAGCGAACCCGGCCACCAGCGAGGGGGCGGCCGTGCCCGTGACCGCCGCCGACGCGGTGATCGATGTGCCCGACGCGGTCACCGGGGTGCCCAGGCTGGCCGCTCCGGTGAACGAGATCGACCCGGCCGAAAGATCGTTGACCGCCGACGACGCGGTGACCAGGATCGTGTGCGCGCCTGAGGAGATCCCGGAAATCGACCACGCCTGCAGGTACCCGGTGGTCTGGGAGTCGCCTTCCTTAGTGCCCAGCGACGTCATCAGGACGCCGTCGCACTTGCAGGTCATCGTGATGCCGGTGTCGGGGCTGTTGTCCAGCGAGCAGCTGGCCAGCAGCGTGACCCCGGACGCGACAGCGGTGTGCGTCCAGCTCAGGGTAGTGACGGTGATGCCACCCGTACCGGCCGAGGACGGCCCTACGGCGTCGAACGCGACAGCCACGGCCGCCTCCTGCCGCTAGGTCGTGACGAGAGTTCCCGCGACCGCGACAGATGACGGGCCGGACACGGTGACGGTCGCCTTCAGCTTCCGGCCCGTGCCGGGCGCAAGGTCCACCTCAACTACTGACGTCGTGTTGGCCACGCCCTTGCTCAGGATGATGCCGCCCGGCATCGACGCACCGGCCCGCAGCGCCCACGTGGCCCCGCCGTCATTGGACTGCATGACGTCCACCTGCACAGCCGTTGCCCCGGTCAGGGAGTTCAGGCCCCCCGCCACGGTCCGGTCGATGGTCATCACGATGGCCGCCTCGGCGTTGAACGCGTTCGCCGGGCCGAAGTCCCGCACGCCCACCGGCAGCGTGGTCAGCGGGATCGTCGTCGTCGTCATCAGTTCAGGCCCCACAGGAACATCTGCTGCACCGTGGTCGTGTTGCCCGACGCCGACGCGTTCCAGGTGCCGAACACTTCCACGTAGTTGGTCACCCGGGGGTCGACGCCGGCGTGGGTGCCGGTGAACGCGCTGCACTGCGCCGCCGTGGACGGCACACCGCCAGATGCGACCGACTCCACCCGCCAGGTGCCATTGACCTGGTACGTGGCAGTGCTGGTCGCGTACGCGGTGCAGGTGTACCACGCCTCCAGCGCGAACGGGCAGGTGACGGCGGCGGTCGGGGCGAGCGCCCCGGCGACGGTGATCGACTGGTTGATCGTCCCGGCCGTCGGGTCAAGGCCCAGCGCCACGGCGAGCGTCGCCGCTGAGGTGGTGGCGGTCGTGCCCAGCATCTTCAGGTACAGGGACCGGCCAACCGGGTTCGGGTTGGTCCCGGACGTGAGCCAGCCGCCCGGGATATTGCAGACCGTATTCGTGCCGAGGACGCCAGTGAACGCCGCCTGCGTCGTGTACGTGTTCTTCGTAATCGCAGACGTGAGCGTGTACAGCAGCTCGGCCTGGGTGCCGGTGGTGAAGCTCATGGGTCTCCTAGCCGGTGAACCGCATCTGATAGGCGAACGGCGGCTGCGTCTGCTGCACGACCGGTGTCACTTCCATGTCAGCCCAGAAGCTCTCGGCAACCGCCCCCGCAGGGTCCTGGCCCGATGTCAGCCGGTAATCAACCCCCATGTACGGGTACTGGGGGCCGGTCAGCGCGAACGTGCCGTTCTGCGCCTCGCTGCCGAAACCGCCCGTCCACGGCGGGGAGCCCGCGCCCCCGTTGTTCGTGAACACATACGCCGTGGCAGCCGCACCCATGGCCGGGGCGCTCAGCGGCCCGTTCGTGATCCCGGACGCACCCGGGCCGGTCAGCCAGTACCCGAAGTCCCGCGACGACCAGGACCCCCCCGCGCCGCCGGAGTTGTAATACGCCGCCTTGTAGGACCCGGCCGCGAGCGTCACCCCCGCGAACGTGCAGTACACCCAGCCGCTGCCCGCAGACGCCGAGGTGCCGTCCGGTTTCTTCCAGGCCGGGCTCGTGTTCGCCGCCACCGCCGTCTGGCTGCCGATGTCATACACGCCCGCCCACGTAGCCAGCGACGCCGCCCCGGCCAGCGAGTAATACCAGACGGCGTTCAGCGTGCACGCCTGGCTCAGGTGCACCTCGGTGGCCAGGATGAACGTCGACGCATTGTCCCCGCCCGTGGTGGCGGTGATGCCGCTGTTAGGCCACAGGCGCCAGGACCCGGCATAGCCCGGGGGCGCCGTGTCCGTGACCTGCACGTCCAGCCACAGCAGGTCATCCAGGTCGTTGGTGTCCGGGAATCCCGCCGCGGGATCAGACACCGAAGCGGAGAACGGGCTCTGCGCCATGGCGAAACTGGCGCCGCTGGCAGGCACGGTCAGCGGCCCGTTCGTGATCCCGGACGCGTACGGGTTGCCCGCCCCGAACTGGTGGGTCGTGTCCGGGAAATTCCCGTTCGGCGACGTCGCCGCGACGTACGTCATGCCCGGCGCCACCTGGACAGGCGCGGCCAGCGGGACATAGTTCCACCCGGCGGACAGCGTCCCGGACGTGACCGTTGCGGCGCTCACCGGCACCGCCTGGTGCGGGCCCTGCGCGAACACCGACCACAGGGCGAACTTCTGCGCCGCCGTCGGCGGGCTGCCCGCCGACGGCACCCACCACCAGTACCCCTCCAGCCAGCAGCCGCCCTGGGTGACGGTGAACGTCAGCCCGGCCGTGTAGCTGCCGGTAAACGACGTGGCCGTGCCGGGCGGCTGCGTCCCGCTGCTGCCGGTGCCAGGACGGCCGGACACGCCGTCCATGGCCCGGTAGCTGGTCATCTATTCGCTGTACTCGATCTCACCGGAGAACGTGGTCGCGGTGCCCGCCGATGAGCACTGGACGTACAGCGCCACCTGCGTGCTCGCGGGAACGTTGATCTCGAAGCCGGGCGTGAACCATTCCCCCCAGTTCGCGCCCGCGGTGAACGGGATCTCCTGCGACCAGAGGTACGTGGACTGCACCAGCGACGCCAGCGCGGCCGCCGACGTGCCGCCAGCGGTTTTCCAGGTGGACTGCGCACCCGGCGACGACGAGCCGGACAGCAGCCGCGGCGAGGCGGTCTGGCCGCCGGTCACCGTGGTCGTCGCGATGTTCAGCGAGCAGATCACCGACGCGTTCGACGGGAACGACGCCGCGCCCAGCACGCCCACGCGCACGGCGGAGATGTTCAGGTCGTTCGTCGCCAGGGTGGTTCCGCACAGGATCGCGGTGGCGCTGGTCGAGGTGACCGTCGCGCCCGTGCCAAGCGGGGTGGACGTGTCAAACACGCTGACCACGTAATACCGGCCAACTGCCATCGGATGCCTTCCTTAGATCGGTTCACTGCTGCTTGCAAGATCGGTCAGCTCAGATCAGCATCTGGGCTTTCATGTGGCCCGCCTTCACGCCCGTGTGGACGTGAACGGGGATCCCCGCCGCGCCCAGGCGCAGGCAGAACGTCATGTCCTCGCCCATCAGCGCCAGCGGCGCACCCACGGACGTCTCCCGGAACCACGGCGCCGCCGGGTCCTTCGAGGACTTCTCCACCGCCAGCAGCGCGTCCCGGTGCATCAGCAGGCACGCCGCGCCCGTCGCCGACACCCGCATGACCGTGTCCTCGGGCCACTTGCTGTACCGGCGGAACGCCAGCTGGCCCGGCTGCTTCTCGGTCAGCTCATACATCGTGGGAAACCGCTCGCCGCCGTCCAGCGACCAGCACAGAGCGCCCATCACCGGGCGCTGCGTCTCGTCCGCGGCGGCGATCAGCCGGTCCAGCGTGTCCGCCGGGAACCACATATCCGTGTCCACCATGAACAGCCACGGCGCCAGGTTGTCCTCGAGGAAATCCCGGACGATCGTGTTGCGGGGCGTGGAGATGTTCGGCCCTGACACCAGCTTCTGGACGGTGCGCACCCGGGTGGCGCCTTCCATGCAGGTGGCGAGCACCGACGAGGAGAACTCAGTGCGCTCCCAGCCGTCAGTGAGGTAGCCGATAACCGCGTCAGGCATCGGCGAGCGCGGCCACTGCCGTCTCAGCGGCGATCCTGGCCAGGGTCTCCACGTGGGTCTGCGGGTCATCAACGTTCCGCGCCCAGGCCCCGAGGATCGCCCTGGCGAGCTCCTCGACCCGTGCCCGATCAGCCATCACGGCGTGACGTCAGCGGGCCAGCCCGCGGTCGTGCCGGACAGGATGTCGAAGTCGCCGTAACCGGGAGGCGACGACAGCAGCCGCTCCGTCTCCGCCTGCCGCGGCCCCATCGGGTAGAGAACCCCGGCGCCCATCTCCCGGTTCGTCGCGTCGAACGCCGACGCGATCTCGGCCTCGCCCAGCGGCGCCTGGATGTCGAACCCGGACACCGGGACACCCGCGTAGTCGCCGGGGCTCGACGGGCTGTCAGAAGGGGTCATGGCCATGTCAGGCTCCGTAGTCTCGGGGCGGGTCGTAGAAGGCGCCGGACGGGCTGGTATTGCCGAGGCTGCCCACGCCCGGGTCCAGCGGGCTCGGCGGCAGCGTGTACGTGTCGCCGATCGTGGAGCCCTGGCCGTAGGTGTCGGACTGGAGCTCGCCGTAACGGGCCTCCGCCTTTGCCACGGCCTCAGCGACCGACCCGGCGACGATGTCCCGGCCGCCCGCGTCCGCGTCGCCGACCATGGAAATCGGGTCCGGTGATCCCGCCTCATAGGGCGCCTGGATGTCGAACGAGGATGCGGGCATCTGCGGCACGCCCTGCGGGGGCGGCGGCGTGTCCGGCTCTGTGAAACCCATCAGGCGATCCTTCCGCTAGCTTGGGAATCCGCGGATCCCGTGTGCGCGGCGGTGCAAACCCGCCGTGAGGGGATAATGCCTGCAAATCCCGAACTGGCCGCACGGGGTGCGTGCTCAGGCCCTCGATGTCAGGACGATCTTCGTCACCGTCGCGTCAGCGACGGTCTGGACCACCTTGAACCGCAGGTACGGCGACACCACGGAGAACGCCGTCCCGGACGTGGGCGCCGAGTACAGGGTGGTCAGGTCGGTGTCCAGGGTTGAGCCGTCGACCGACGCCTCGATCGAGGCCGTGGACGTGCCGCCGGTGAACTTGAACCCCGGCACCACCTGGGAAAAGCCGCTGCAGTCGATCCACGGCGACGTCAGGGGCGAGTTCGCCACCGTCAGCGCGGTGAACTGCTCCCACAGCCGGTAGCCCGGCGGCGTCGGAGCCATCAGGAAGCCCGACGCTTCGGTGCGGGCTTCTCCTCCGGCGGCTCCTCCATCTTCTGGAACAGCGCGCCCTCACCGTGGCGGCGGATCAGCTCGTGCGAGTCGTGGAACGTCTGGCCCTTCGTCACCAGCCCCGAGGCGCCGTCCTTCAGCTCCACGCTGGCTGTGTCCCTGGCCACATACATCGCCATCTGCTTCTCCCTACGCCTGCGGCCCGTTGGGGTACGAGGCCAGGTAACCGGCCATGACGCCGGTGATGTTGCCGACGCCCGCCACCGGCGCCGTGGTCGTCCAGTTCGAGGACCACGTGGCGATCAGCGTCGCGTCGGTCACGCTGTCCCGCTTCTCACCCGCCATGACGAAGATGGGCGCCCCGCCGAGGACGGTGCAGTAGCCCTGGGTCGCGTAGTTGGCTGCCATGCTTGCCGCCTTCCTGACGGGGGAGAGGACTGGCGCGGCCCGGGGGTGGGGCCGGGCCGCGCCAGCGCCGTGCTAGATCACAGGCCCTTCATCACGCGGAACGCGTTGACGGTGGACAGCTGCGAGCCGACCCTCCAGAACATGAACCAGCCCGCCTGGCCAGTCGGCAGGATGCCGCCCGTGCCCTGCACCAGCGGGTCGTAGATCATCGACACGCCCACGCGGTCCACGATCAGGAACTGGCCGAAGTCCCCGAAGATCGCCTCCAGCGAGTTGGAGGCCACCGACGAGGTCATCGTGGTCGACTCGTAGATCGGGGCGCCCAGCAGCGTCTCCGGCTGGCCCTTGCCGAGGTTCGTCCAGAAGCTGGAACCGCCCGCAGTGTCGAGCTGCCGGATCTTGTTGATGATCGCCACGTTCGCGACCCACGCGGCGCCGGGGGCGTTGCGGAACCGGGCCGGGAGCGCGGCCTGCACGCCGTACACGTCGCCCAGGGCGATCACGGTCGTGGTCGCCGTGGTGACCACGGTGGTCGCGCCGTTGACGACGCCCTGCGGGACGCCGCCGGAACCGCCGCCGGTCGCGAACGCGGCCTCCTCGAGCCGGTCCTTCGCGTCGGCGAGCAGCGCGGGGAGCTGCTGCCCGAAGTCGGTGTCCTCGAGCACCTCGTACGAGCCGTACACCCAGGCGGCGGCCTTCTGCGGGGTGACCACGATGTTGGCCACGGTCGGCGAGCCGTCGGTGACGATCGTCGCTTCCTGGAGCCACGCCGCGTTGACACCGGCCGAGTTGACGCCGTTCCACGTGTTGCTGGTGGTCTGCTTCACGTTGGAGATCCGGCGCCACGGGTTCGCGCTGCCCGAGTTCGTCAGGATGATCGTCGGGTCCAGCACGAACGGCAGCAGGTACCCGCCGTTGGCGTTGGTCAGCGACAGCGCGGCACGGCGGGACTCGCCCTGCGGGTCGTGCAGGTAGGCGCGGAACGCGTCCAGGTATTCCTGGCTGCCGGTCTCCAGGATGTGCCGGGCCACGTTCGACTGCCCGACGAACTGGGACTCCGTCTTCAGCGTCGCTTCCTGCGCCCAGTCGGGCAGCAGGTCGCCGCGGTTAGCGGCCAGCTCGATCGCGTCCAGCGCCCGGCCGCGGACAGTCCCGGGCTCAACCAGGCCGCGGCGGACCCGGTCGATCTCCTCGAACGGGTCACGGCCGATCACGTTGCGGGTCGCCAGGTCCGGGGTGCGCGCCACGGCGTCGGCGCCGGGCTCGGAGTTCGCGGGCTCGGTGCGGGCGCGCATGATGCGGTCAAGGTTGCGGGCACGCTCGCGCAGCGGGTCAGCGAGGACGTCCAGGTCATCGTGCTCCTGGATGAGGGTGCCCTGCCAGGCCAGGTCGTCGCCGCCCGGCTCGGGGATCCTCGAGATGCCCGCGATCTCGGCGCGGATGGCCTCCTGGCGGGACTCCATGTCCTGCAGGGTGCGGTACTGGGCGCGCAGGCTGTCGAGCCTGGCGCGGCTGTCATCGCCGCCCGTCTCCGCCGGGCGGTCCTGGACTTCGGTCACGTTCTACCTCCGGTAGCGGAGGAGGAAAGCCGCCCTCGCGGCGTCGATTTCCTCCTTGACTGACCGACCGGAGCGCCTGAGCTCAGGCGAGTCCTCGGCGGGCGAGTCCCCCTCGCGGGGAGCGCCGGAAAGTCCGTGCAGCGAGTCCAGCGGCGTGCCGGAGCGCAGTGCCTCAGCGACCTGGTCAAGCTGGGCGGTGACCAGGTCGGCCCGGACCGCGGTGATCACCGCGTCCGGGTAGTACGGGAACGGCGTCGGGCCGTATTCGCGCAGCGTCGACTCGGTGCGGCGGACCACGGGCAGCGTCCCGTCCGGCCGGGGGCCGTAGCCGCTGCGCGGCCGGGACGGCTGGGAGCGGTGGAAGCGCCCCGAGAACGAGTAGCCCGGCAGGGAGCCTTCCTGGATCCGGTCCAGGATCGTGTCGGCGAGCTCGCCCTTGTGGAACCGGGTGCGGGTGAACAGGCCCCGGGCGTCGGCCTTGATCTCCTCCGGCACGCCGATGGGCATCGAGTACTGGTCCGACGGGCTGCCGTGGATCGTCATGCCGTGGTTGTAGAAAACGCCGCACCGCCAGTTGGCACGCTGGCCCTGCGGGGCGATCTTCGTCAGGATCCGGTCGAACGCGCCCCGGTCGATGACCTCGATGTAGTCGCCGTCGCCGTCGTGGATCGGCACGGGGGTGTCGAACACGGCGGCGTAGGCCTCCACGGTCCGGCCGGTGCCGTCCTTGGCGATCGACACGTCCTGCAGCGGGAAGGACCGGGTGAACTGCAGCGGCTCATCGGCCCGGCTGCTGCTGTCCTCGCTGATCATGTGCCCGTGCTTTCCCATGGCCGCCTTGATCCTGTCTCTGATCGCCTTGAGCTGCGCGGGGGTGTACTGCTCAGCGTTGTCCTTCTGGTTGATGTAGGATCAGGCCGCCATCACCTTGTCGGCGCTCAGCGGGTAGCGCTCGACGCCGGGCTTGCCGGACTTGCTGGCCTGGTTGCCGTCCGCGTCGAGGTAGCCGGGGTCGGCGTAGGGCACGTCCCCGTAGGGCTTCTTCGTGTCAGCCATCGCGGACCTTCCGGCGTGCTCCATCTTGGCGTGTGTCGCGGGGTAGAACCCGAGCGCCGCGTGGTGGGCCAGATTGCAGTAGCCCTGCGGGTCGCGGATGTACTTGCCGAGGTGATCGACGCACCTCTTGAAATCCCCCGGCGTGCCCCAGGCGATCTTCGCGGCGCCCTCGCCGTGCACCCAGTACTGGTGGAGGCGCTCTGTGCCGCCCGGGTTGGTGACCTGGCCGCCGAGACGGACGGCGCCGTGCTCATCCACGGGTGCTCCTCACAGCTTCGCCACCTGCTGCCGCAGCCCCTTGACTTCCTGGCGCAGCTTGTGCAGCTCAGTGTGGATCTGGCTGATCCGCTGCCGGTGGCTCAGGGACTTGCGGTGGTGGTGGGCGTGCCTGCGGTGATGATGCGCGGCGGCCCGGTGATGGCCTGCCTTCGCAGTGGTGCTGGCCTGCGACTTGTGGTGGGCGGCGGCCGCCGATGCGGCGTGCATCGCCTTCTCCTGCTGGTGCAGCTCGTGCTCCAGCGTCGTGATCTTCGCCTGGTCGGCGTGGATCTTCGCCGTCAGCTGCCGCTTGCGGGCGGCGTGGCTGCCGCCCGGTGATGGCTGCCCCGTGGTGACGGGGTGGTGAGGCACGCTGTGGGTGGTCGTGGCCGTCTTGGTCTTGGTGGTGCCGGTGCCACCGCCGGACGAGACGAACTGGCCGCCGTGGCCGGACCCCGGAGCGCCGTGCATCTTGTTGAACCGCTCCGAGCTCGCCGCGAACGCGGCAGTCCACTGCGCCGCCCACTCGTCCACTTACGGCCTCCTGACTGCCGCCGGGCGGCGGCCGGGCCGCGTCCCGTTCCCGCCGTCACCCGGCGAGGTCGTGCCGACCGGCAGGCGCGGGGCCGAACCCGCTGGCAGCGGCGTCAGGCCCGGCAGCGGCCCGGAACCCGGCGCCTGCGGGAGCATGTGCTGCGACCCGGACAGCTGCACCGGCTGCGCACCGCCCTGCAGCTGCGTCACGTCGTTGTTCGCGATGGCCTTGAGGATGCTGTCCTGCGTGAACCCGGCCTGCGCGAACGTCAGCGCCGTCTGCGCGTGGATCAGGCCGATCTGCGCCTTGGCCTGCTCGCCCTCCTGCAGCGCCATCACGTCGGAGGTGTCGAACCACAGCCGCACCGCGCCCTGGTCCACGTCGTTGC